CACAAGATAAAAAAGTGATGCAGAAGTTGCGTCAAACGGGCAAAGTCCGTGATGCGGCAACTGCTTTTGAACGATTCTTGTAATTTTTTGGAGTATCAAAAATGGCTACCTATCAAACATATACCGCTGTTGGTCAGCGTGAAGACCTGTCAGACATCATCTATAACATCAGCCCCACAGACACGCCTTTCATGTCTTCCATTGGCAAGACCAAGGCAACCGCTGTGTACCACGAATGGCAAGTTGACTCATTGGCTGCTGCCTCTTTGAGCAACGCCGCTGTTGAAGGTGCTGACGCTTCTTCAGCTACTATGGGTGTTACCACCCGCGCTGGCAACCGTACCCAGATTTTCCAGAAGACCGTGCAAATCGCTGGTACTTTGGAAGCTGTGGACAAAGCAGGTCGAAAGTCTGAAAAAGCCTACCAATTGGCTAAAGCCTCATCTGAGGTTAAGCGGGACATGGAATTGACCCTGTTGAGCAACCAAGTTGCTGCTGCTGGTAACAGTTCTACTGCACGCACTCTGGGTGGTCTGCAAGCATGGCTGGCAACCAACGGTGATTTCGGTACTTCTGGCGTGGCTGGTGCTTCTGGTACTACTGCCCGTACAGACGGTACTGACCGCACTTTCACCGAAGCTATCCTGAAAACTGTTGTCAAGGAAGTCTACACCGCTGGTGGCAACCCCAAGGTGCTGATGGTCAACCCTGCACACAAGCAGACCGTTTCAGCCTTTGCTGGTATCGCCGCACAGCGTTACATGGCTCCTAGCAACGAAGCAACGACCATCATTGGCGCGGCTGACGTTTACCTCAGTGATTTCGGCACGATGTCTGTCGTTCCTAACCGCTTCATGAACGCCACCAACGCCTGTGACGAGACTGCTTTCGTTATCGACCCCGATATGCTGGCAGTTGCGTACCTCCGTCCTTTCGCTACCAACGAGTTGGCAAAGACTGGTGACTCTGAGAAGACTCAACTGATTTGCGAAGCTACTTTGGAAGTCAAGAACGAAGCCGCTCACGGTGTTATCGCTGACTTGTCATAAGCTAGTGCGATAAGAAGGAAGCCTCAGATTAAAAGTCTGGGGCTTTTTTCTTTATTCAAATACGGCTAAAATGTCAATATGGAAAATACTAAGTTTCGCAAAACAGTTGCGCACGCTGACGGTGATGGTGGTGTTGTATATGAAACACGCCAAGACGTAAGCGGAATCATTGAGCAAAACCGCAAGGAGTTCAATCAATACGATGAACGTTCTAAGTGGTCTGATGACTTATATGGCAACAAGGTGGCGTCAATTCCTTTGACCGTTATTGATGACTTGAATAAGCAGGGCATCATGCGTGGCTTTCATGTGCTGGATGAGAAGAAGTTTCGCTCTTGGCTGAATCATCCTGACAATCGTTTCTTCCGCACTAGACCGGGGAATATATGAGTCTTACTAACTATTCAGACCTAAAAACATCGGTCGCCAATTATCTGGCTCGGACTGACCTTACGAACCAAATCCCAGACTTTATCCGTCTGGCTGAGTATCGTATGCGTCGAGAGGTGCGTATTCGCCAAATGCTGAAGTCAGCAACAACAGCAACGGTTTCAGGTGATTCCACGGTTCAAATGCCAGCAGATTTTCTTGAGGTGCGCGATTTTGTGGTGGTTGGTAATCCAACTCAGCCATTGAACTACTTGTCGCCATCAGCATTGTCTCGAAACGCTAAAAGCTCAACGACTGGCAAACCTACTGAATACACCATCTTGGCGTCTGAGTTTCAGTTGTCACCAGTGCCAAGTAGTGTATATACATTGCAAGTTCTGTATTACGCCACACCGACATTGCTAAGTGACTCAAATTCTTCAAATGCTTTCTTGGCAAATGTGCCAGATATGCTGCTGTACGCCTCACTGATTGAGGCAGAACCTTATTTGATGAATGATGCCCGTTTGCCAATATGGATTTCCATGTATGAGCGTGCATTAGCATCCATCACCAAATCTGATGAAAGCGGTCAGTATTCTGGTGTTCCCCTATCAATTAAAGCAGTTTAAGGAGTTCCTATGTCTGCAATGAGTAATTACTTAGAAAACGCATTGGTAAACGCCACTCTGCGTAACACAACCTACACCAGCCCCGCAACGGTGTATGTTGGTCTATTCACAAGCGACCCCACAGATGCTGGCTCTGGCACAGAGGTCTCTGGTGGTTCTTATGTGCGTAAAGAAGCCACGTTTGGCGCACCAGCTAACGGTGCATCAGTAACCACTGCTGATATTGCGTTTACGCAGGCAACAGGCTCATGGGGAACCGTCACGCACTTTGGTATTTTCGATGCGTCATCTTCTGGAAACCTTTTGTTCCACGGTGCATTGACTACCAGCAAAACCATTGAAACGGGTGATGTGTTTAACATCTCCGCTGGCAACTTGAGCGTAACATTGGCTTAATATGGCAGACATTTGCGGTCCTTGGACGCTTGAGGATTTAGACCAGTTTGGTAGTCTGGATTCTTTGGCGTTTTCGCTTGATTCCCCTGTTTGGGATACGGCGTGCATCTATGATGGTTCTGGTGCGTCATCCGCGCTAGGCTCAAGTGATGCGGTAGGATACCGTGAGCGATATTCATCAGGCGATGTTTCGGCACAAGCAACGGTAGCAAATAACGGCTATCGGCAACGCAACTCATCAGCAAGTGTTGATGGCTCTGGCGTTGTCAGTATTGATTATGCTCGAATCAGAAACTCATCTGCCGCAGTATCAACTGATGCGGCAACGTCTGCTCTTGGTGGTATGTCATATTCTGGCTACGCCGACATGGTTGCAGACTCATCATCAACAATGATTGCTAGGGCAAACTACTCTGGTATTTTGAGGTCTGTTGCCAACGGCACAACAAGCTGTACAGGCGCAAACTGGGGCGACAATTGGGGCAATATCAATATTGGCGCAAATAATTGGACGAATGTAGCTGTTGGTTCAAACACATGGACAACGGTTTCACAAGGAAGTAATACATGGCAACCCAGCGCATAACATTCGGTGAATGGCTACCTGACCAGCCCGGCGTTTCTGGTGCTTTAACTGAAGCCAAAAACGTAGTCTCACAAGCACTTGGTTACGGTCCATTGCCGTTGCCTGTATCGTTGGCTACTGGTATCGGCGAAAACCTATATACACTGCACAACGCAAAAACATCAGGAAACCAAACGTATTTATTTGCTGGAGGAAGAACGGGTGTGTACCGTGTAAACAGCATTGGTACGTTTACAAATGTATCCGGAACAACTTATTCCACACCCAGCGACAGCCGTATTCGTTTTACGCAGTTCGGCTCAAGAGCTTTGTTTGTAAACAACGCAGACAAAGTTCAGGCATACAACATTGAAACTGACACAGCATTTTCTGATGTTGCAGCTGGCGCACCGGTTGCAAAATATATTACGGTTGTCCGTGATTTTGTAGTAGTCGCCAACACATTGGAGTCTGGCACTCGCTATGGCACTAGGGTTCGTTGGTCTGGCATCAACGATGAAACTGAGTGGACATACTCTCAGACAACGCAAGCTGATTACCAAGACATTCCTGATGGCGGCAACATTGTTGGCATCCGTGGTGGTGAGTTTGGATTGATTCTTATGGACAGCGCGATTTATCGTATGTCCTACGTTGGTACGCCGTTTATTTTCCAGTTTGACAACATCAGCCGTGGAACTGGTTGCTATGAGGAAAACTCCATTGCCCAATATCAGGGTATTACGTTCTTCTTGAGTGATGACGGCTTCTATATGTGTGATGGTCAAACCGTAAAGCCCATTGGCTCAGAGAAGGTTGACAGGTGGTTTTTCGATAATCTTGACATAGCAAATCTGTCC